AAAAAATTACTACTGAAAGCAAAGCTAAAGGTATTAAAGTAGATTTAAAACCAGGAGATATGATGGTTTATAAAGGTATGGAGCTAGAACATTGGAGAGAAAAATTTAAAGGTAAAGAATGTATTCAGGTATTTTTACATTATAATAATCGCAAGACACCAGGAGCTAAAGAAAATATCTTTGATAAGAGACCTCATTTAGGACTTCCTTCTTGGTTTAAACGATGATATAATTCTTAGATGGAGGCAGGGATCCACCACATACCCCCTGCTTCCTTTTAAGGATTATATATGTTATTAGGAATAGACGCATTTGCAGCCCAGCCATTTTCAGCCACAGGTAATGAAGGAAATGTTACAATTGTTGCAACTAAAAATCAGTTAACAATTACGATTGGGCCTGTTGGTCAAGAAGTTACATCCGTCATTGAACAATCAGGAGCAGATGCTTTAGTATTGGGTACAGGAGCTGTTACTTTATCGACTACCGTTGATATAGATTCAGGCTTAAAAAACCCATTAGTTTTAGGTACGGGAACTGTTACTGTTTCTGGTAACGCCGTCGTAGATTCAGGTCTTGCAAACGCGTTGACTATTAGAAGTGGAACTGTTACAATAACAGGTAATGCGGTCGTAGATTCAGGTCTGGAGAACGCGTTAACATTGGCAACAAAAGAATCAGGAGTAATTACTTGGAATGAAATTATACCAGGAGCAACTATGGTTTGGACACCAATAGTTCCTTATTAAAATTATGGCATCAACTTATTCAACAGATTTATCATTAGAACTCGTTACAACCGGTGAAAAAGCTGGTTTATGGGGAACTATTCAAAATACTAATTTAAAATTATTACAAACAGCAGCATCCGGATATACAACAGTTACTTTAAGTTCTGGTACTACAACTTTAAGTTTGGCTGATGGGTCCGACAGTGCGAATGGAAAACATCTTTATCTAAAACTAACAGGCACCTTAAGTGGAAACTCAGCATTAGAAATGCCTGCGACAACTACTGGAGGAAATGCCAACAGAGTATTTTTTGTAGAAGATGCAACGGATAGAACAAGTTCTAATTATACAGTACAGATTTTTACAACAGGTCAAAGTGGTGGCACTTATGTTAATTTACCGACAGGCGCTAAAGCTTTAATTTATTCAGTGGGAGCAACGCCTGCGAGTTATATGTCTATTATGCAACCCGGTGTTAAAGAAATTGATTCAGCTACAGTTACTGCTTACACAGCGGTTTCAGGAGATGTAATTTTAATCAGAGCTGCAACAGCTTCAGTTACTGTTACTCTACCAGCTGCCCCAGCAATGGGTGATGAAGTTACCATAATGGATTCATCTATTACATCGGTTGGATTTGGAACTAATCAATGTGTAGTTAATCCTAATAGTTTAAAACTTCAAAGAGGCGCTGGTAACTACAATATGAATACCGACAATCAATGTATTACGTGGTACTACACCAACGCTACAATGGGTTGGCAGATTAAAACCAATAGTACATCATAGGAGTTAAGGATGCTTACGAAAATTAAGTTTGCTCCTGGCATTGACAAGCAAGACACTGCTGTTGGAGCTGAGGGTCGTTGGGTCGATTCAGACAACGTTAGATTTAGATATGGATTACCTGAAAAGGTAGGGGGATGGCAATCCTTATTAACCGATACAATGGTCGGTGCCGCAAGAAAGCAACACGCTTTTGTAGATAAAGATGGTAATAGATATATTGGAATTGGTACAGATAAGTTTTTACTTATTTATTTTGAAGGTCAGCTCTACGATATTACCCCTACAAAAACAAAAATTACAACTGTTGGTATGTCTAATGCCGACGCAACCCAAGAAGTTTCTTTAACTTTTTCAGCTGCTCATAATCTAGAAGCAGGCGATATAATTTATTTAGATAATGTAACCGTTCCTAGTGGTGTTGGGTTAACCGATGCTGCTTTTGAAGAAAAATTATTTCAAGTAACAAGATTAACAACTGACTTAATTGCAGTCATTACAGGAACAGAAACAACAACAGGAGTTGGAACTGGTGGTACTTGTGATGTTACTCCTTACCACAGAGTAGGACCTGTAGCTCAAAGTTATGGTTATGGTTTTGGTGTTACTCAATTTGGTGGAACCGTTCAGGGATCTGCTAGTTCAACTTTAAATGCAGGTATTGTCGCAGCGGATACTACTGTTACTTTAGTAGATTCTACAAATTTTACTGCTCCATCTGGAACAATTTTTATTGGAGATGATTATAGTTCTACAGGCGAGCTTGCAACATACGCAGGCAATACAGATGCAGCTCCTGGAGATTTAACTACGGTAGCCAGAAGCCAAAATGGAACAACAGCTCCCGCAAGCACAAGTTCGGGCGTAGAAGTTCAACAAGCGACAGATTGGAGTGGATGGGGAGAAGCAGCCGACGCTGCAACCGTTACACTCGAACCAGGCTTATGGGCGTTAAGTAATTTTGGAGACGTCTTAGTTGCAACGATTGCCAATGGAAAAACTTTTACTTGGGATTCTTCTATTGTGGCAAGACTAAGCACTCCGGCTAAACAAAGTACGGCTGGTTATCAAACTACAAATAATCCAACTGCTACTCGATTTACTTTAATTTCACCCACAACACGTCACTTAATTCATTTAGGAACAGAAATAACTGTGGGAAGTCCTACGACTCAGGATGATATGTTTATAAGATTTTCTGCCGATGAAGACATTAATGAATACACCGTTGAAGCAACTAACACGGCCGGTACTCAAAGACTTCAAGACGGAACTAAAATTATGGGAGCTGTGGTTGCTAAAGAGAATATTCTAGTGTGGACTGACAATGCTTTATATGCAATGAAATTTGTTGGTGCTCCATTTACTTTTGGCTTTGAACAAGTAGGTACTAACTGTGGATTGATTGGACAGAACGCAGCCATTGAAATTGATGGTGTTGCTTATTGGATGTCCAACAATGGATTCTTTTCTTTTGATGGTACTGTTAACTCTTTACCGTGCGCGGTTGAAGATTATGTCTTTGATGATTGTGATACAACTAAAGGTCAACAAGTCAACGCAGGAATTAATAATTTATTTACGGAAGTAATATGGTGGTATCCAACACAAGGTGCAACCTATAATGATCGTTATGTAGTTTTTAATTATGGAGAAACTAATAAAACTCCATTACCTATGGGGAATTGGTATACAGGAACTAATGTAAATTCTATTAGAACTACTTGGATTGATTCATTAGTATATCCAAAACCTTATGCAACCGCTTTCGACAGTACCGCTGTCGGAACTTATCCAGTCGTTATTGGTGAGCAGGGCTTAGGCAGAAGTGTTTTATTTGAACACGAAACGGGGACCGATCAAGTTAATCCAGATGGAAGTACAACCACTTTAACTTCCTTTATAGAATCATTTAGCTTTTCTTTACAACCTGATCAAAGTGAAGTATTCCTAGCTATGAGAAGATTCCTACCTAACTTCAGAGTCTTGAGTGGAAACAATCAAGTAACCATTGGAGTTTCAGATTACCCTGCTGATACTATGGCGGATACTACGTTAAGTCCTTTTACTATTACATCGACGACAGAGAAAATAGATACAAGAGCAAGAGGACGTTATGCAAATTTAAAAATAGAAAACATAGGGGTTAGCGAATCGTGGAGATTCGGAACTTTTCAAGTAGATATACAACCGGATGGTAGAAGGTAATGGCAAAGATAGTAGTAAGATTACCCGAACCTAAAAGAGAATATAGTGAAGACAACCAAAGACAAATTAACAGAGCGTTAACTACAATCATTGAACAGTTAAACTCTACATACTTAACACAACAAAAAGAAGACCAAGAACGATTTACTTGGTATGGATTAGGCTAATGGCAAATATATATAAGAATTCCAAATTAAGTTTAACCGTCTCAGGAGCTACAGTTTTATATACGGTGCCTTCTAATTCAAGAGCGATTGTTAAATCTATTTTACTAGCAGAAGATGCTAATTCTACAGCTACCGCTAAAGTAACGTTAGTCGATGCCGCGGCTGCTGTGTATGTGATTGATCAAGAAGTAAGTTTAAGTGCTAAAGCAAAAGAACAAGTTATAACCGAACCTTTGGTTATGGAAGAAAGTGAAATACTTAAAGTAGATGCTACCAGTGGTTCGCTCGATGTAATTGCATCAATATTAGAAATAAATAGGGAGGATAGATAATGCCGTTTGTGGAACAAGAAGAATCGTTTGATCAAAAGATAATAAATGGTAAAAAAGTACCGGTATATAAACCTAGAGTAGAGGTAACGATTAAGCACATAGGAACTGGCAGAGAATATATGTCAGATATGGAAGCTCAAGCTGATGTGGATAGCCCACTTACTGATACAAAAAAGGAGCATATATCAAGAAGTGTACATATTAAGATACAAAGTATACCTTTGGGTGCTGGCACTAACACTGTATAGGACGTTGACGAATGGGAAAAAACCTAGTAAATTGTAAGATACGCACATTTTTACAAGCCTTGCGCACTTGCCTCAATATTAATATAAAAGGAATTTAAATTATGGGATGGAATCCGTTTAAGAAGGCTAAAAAAGTACTTAATAAAATAGCTAAACCTGTTAGAAAATTTAGTCAAAAATTTATACCCAAAGAATTAAGATGGGCGACTCCCTATTTAGCGGCGGCCGCTCCTTTTATGTTACCTGCGGGTGGATTTGGAAGTGGGATTTTTTCAGGAGCAACTGGTAGAGGATTTTTATCTGGACTGGCTAACGTAGCAGGTCAAGCAGCAGCGGATCCCGAAGGAGATGATATAAATTTATTATCTACTTTACTGGCTGGTGGTACGGGAGCATTGGGTGCTGAAGGAGTAGGAGATAGATTAAGAAGTGGTATTGAAAGAAGCAGTGCAGGGCCCTGGACTATGGAAGGAGTTTCCCAACAACCAGTAGGATTTTTTCAAGGAGCAGAGAATTTAGGTAGAGAAAGCTTAGCAACAGCAGCAGATTATTTAACTGGAGCAAGAGAAGGATTAGCTTCGTTAGGTGAAAATCCAGAAGCTTTGTTTAAATATGAGGCCGATAACCTAGTAAATAAATTCCCTGGTCTAACTGAAGCGACTAAAAATCTGGCTCCAATCTTCACTCAAGGAACTGCAGATGTAGCAAAAGCTTCAGGAGATAAAGCGCTAAGAGAATTTGAAAAACAAGAAGCAGCAGATTTAGCAGAAATAGAAGCCACATCAACAGCTAATGACCAAGAAGCAGCAGACCTAACTATGAAGTATTATAGACAAGCAGGTCACGATGAAGAAACTATTCAAGCAGCTTTAGAAACAAATGATTTAGGTGAATACTATGTACCACCAGAAGCCGCAGCTCAAGGCGGAATCATTGGACTTAGAAATGGCGGTATGTTAAACTTGGGTGGGAATGAAATGGATTATAGAGGCGGTGGCTTTGTTCCTATAGGTAAAAGAGAAAGAGCAGACGACGTTCCTGCGAGACTTTCTAAAAATGAATTCGTAATGACAGCGGATGCTGTCAAAGCAGCAGGTGGTGGAAGTGTAAATAAAGGAGCACAACGAATGTATAATATAATGAATCAATTGGAGGCTAGAGCATAATGGCAATAGAGCAAACACAAGTATTACCAGCACCGATACTCTCAAAAGCATTAGAAGCTTTTGTAGATAAATTCCCACCAATGATGGGTCAACCGATCAAGACTTCGGTCTATGATCCTAAAGTAGCAGACAGAACTAAATTACAACTAGATGCATATACAGCCGCTGGAGGTCTAGGATCTTTAGTTGGAAGTGGTATAGATAGATCAGCAAAAATTCCAGGACAAATAGGAGCACCAACAGCAGGATCGATTGCAGATTTTATGTCTCCTTACCAAACTCAGGTAATGGATGCGACGTTATCAGAATTTGACAGACAACAAACGATTGGTCAACAAGGATTAAGAGACCAAGCTATTCAACAAGGTGCATATGGTGGTGGAAGAGAAGGGGTTATGCAAGCCCAATATATGAATCAAGGTGCAAACGATAGAGCAATGTTACAAGCACAATTATTAAATCAAGGATTTCAACAAGCTCAAGCAGCCAGAGGAGCTGACTTACAAGCAAGACAAGGTCTTGGAACTTATATGGATCAGATGGGTCAAGCTCAACAAGGTTACGACCAAGCTACTGAAGATGCCACAATACTAGCAGCCAGAGAAGCTGAGTACGAACCATACACAAGATTAGGTTTGATCGGTCAACAACTAGCACAGATACAACCGGGAGCATTCCCAACAACTACAGTCGGGTATCAACAAAGCGCGGCACCAGCAAGTCCAATGGCTAGCTGGCTAGGCGGAGCTGCAGGAGCAGGCGGAGTCCTAGGTAAGTTAGGTATATTTGGATAATGAGTAGAATTTTAAGACGACCAATGTTTAGAGGTGGACGTGTCGATGGACGCGGAACGGGGATAACTTCTAATTTAGGATATAAAAAAGGTGGATCAGTTAACACTCCTAGAAGAGGATTAGTAAATCAACCAGGGGGTTATGCTGGTACATCTACAACGGAAGGTTTTAAAAGATCTCCGATAGCTAAAGGATTTGGTTGGCTGGATGATTATTTATTAACTCCTTGGGCAAATCAATTTAATCAACTGTCTATTAAACCTTTTACTGGTTTATTTGGTTATGGAGATTGGCCACCCACAGGAGCCACTCCTTTAAATACAACCAAGGAAGAATGGCAAGAAATTGTTAGAAGTAAGGAAGATCCTCCAACAGGTATTCTAGGACCTCCAGATGGTGGAAGAACAACTCAAGGCACCGGGGAAGATTTTTATCTTAAACCAGAGGGACCAAGTGACGCAGAGTTAGCTTTAGCAGAATTAAAAGCATTAAGAGACGCGGAACTGGCTGATCAAAAAGGCCCTAAAGAAACCATTGAAGAATATAAAGAAGTATTTAAAGATGCTTATGGAAGCGGAAAAGCAGATGATGCATCGGCAATGTTATTAAACTTTGCGGGGAAAGCATTAAAACCTGAAGCAACAGTTAAATCTGCATTCGGTGAATTCTTTGAAGAAGAAGGTAAACGTCCAAGCGAAAGTAAAAAATACAAAGACGCTGCAACTACAGCCGCGATCAATGCATATTTAACAGGTGAAAAATCTTTTCAAGATACAATGCGAGCTATTAAAGTCGCCGAAGCGACTACAAGAAGTAAGGTAAAAATTTTAGCTGAAGGTAAAGGTTGGGATGATTATCTTGTTGAAGCTGCTGGCAGCACTGGTGACCCACGAAAAATGGGAGTTATCAATTATGCCATCGCTAAAATGGGTGAAGAACAAGGTGGGAAACTACCAAAATTAGAAGAAGGACAAACCTATGGTGAAATTTTAAAAGAAGGTCCTATTTATGTTCAAGACTCTCCTGATGGTAGTTTTAAAATATTGGTTAAATGGGATGGAGAAAAATTAGTTCCTATTAAAGAAATCTATAAACTTAGATAAGGGAGGGCGTAAATGGCTTTATCTCAATCGGAATATGATAAATTATTTGCCGGGGGTGAAACAAATACTACCAAAGACATAGGCGTAGCTCAGTCAATGGCAGCCGGACTTGGTTCTGGTATCTTTAAAATCTTTGAAGGAGCAGCAACATTAGCTGCAACCCTAATGGATCTAGGTGTCGATAAAGATAGAGCTGAAGCTGTTGAATTATTCTTTGAAAAAATAAATCCTTTTGATGAAGCAGCTGAAGCAACAGCCGCTGGTAAAATCACAGAACTAATTGTTAACATAGGTATCCCGGGTGGAATAGCCTTTAAGATTGGATCAGGTTTAACTAAGGCTGCATTAAGAGCTAAAGAAGCAGGAACATATTTAAGTAGAGCAGAGAAAGTTAAAAGATTTGGTAAGGGCGCACTGTCAGGTGGAGTAGCAGAAGGAATTTTTGTAGGTGATGTAGAAGACGCAGGAACTTTTGGAGATTTATTAGGAGGTCCTACCGAAACAGATAGAGAATCACAAACTCCTGAAGCAGAATTATTAAACAGATTAAAATTTGGGTTAGAAGGTGCAGCTTTTACAGGTGCACTAGGAGCAGGCTTTGCTGGTGTTAAAAAATTAAGAAGTACTAAGGGAACGGGTAAAGCAATTACAGATCCCTTCGATAAGTGGGTAGATAGATGGGTATCCAGACCTTTAAGATCTAGAGGACCAGAAACTCCTGAAGCTTTTGAACTAGGAATGAAAAGAGAAAGAGCCATTGGTGTAGACTTAAACGTTGCAGAGAATGCAATGATTGACATCGATAATATTACTGATCGTCTGGTAAAAAATGTCAGACATAGCATTGGAAGAAAAGCAACTAAGGGAGAGAAAGATAAGTTGCTAGCAGAAATGAATGATATTTTAATGTCCAATGCAGATGGAGCAGGATTAAAACCTATCGTTGATGATGTAGGTGGAGTTAAACTAGGAAGTCTAAATGAAACAAGATTAAATAAGTTTAAAGAAACTTTAAAAGATACATACAAAGCAACTGATGATGATATAGAAAGTTTAGGTCTTGCAATGAA